CAATAATTGCCTGCACCTTGTCGTCGGTGATGTTGGTAAACTCAAGTTCTAGCTTTGCGCCATAAGCAACATTACCAAATGTGCGCCTTGCTATTATTCCGCCAAGGGTGCGGAATGTTTTCTGCGGGAAAATGCCTGGCGTGAAATTACGCCTTGTGGGAATGTAACTAGGAAAGACTGCCATGATTACATTCCAATGCGACGACGAGTTTGAGGAGACTGCTGAATTTTATCTAGCGTCATCTCCATGCCACGCTTTGCACCATCGCTGGAAGCTTGACGACGAGTTTGTGCCATTGCCGCCTCAAGTTGATCTCGGCTAACGTATTCTACACCATTGATAGTGCTAGTCTCAAAGCTCATGTTGAGGATGGGGCTGCTGCTGCCTCCCATGCCATTGCCGCCCATGGCTGCTCGGACGCCCAGGGCGCCGTCTGCGCCACGTTGTAGGGGAAGTATAGCCTCTGGACCAGCCTCTCCCATCAGGCCCATTTGCATGGCACCACCATCGGCAAACGGGAATAGCGTGGGACCATTGACGATGCCACCAGTTGCAAACTTTGCAATGCCACCAGAAAAGATGGCTCCGTTGGCAGCTAATTCTGGAAGTCCAAGGCTTGTCGTTGGAGCTGTATATTGATCCATTGTTGCAAAATCTAATCCCTTCCCGCCACCTCCTCCAGGGGCCAGGCCCAAAGCTTTCATCAAAAAGCCAAGAACAATCATTGTCATTTGCTTGGCAATAATCTCAGCAGCCATTTGAATGAACATGTTGCCTATCGACTTGAAGAAGTTGCCAAGAGCTTCTTGCGCACTCATGCTTCCTGTAATTAGGCCTTCAAACGCTTGCCCAAAAGCGGCTCCAATGCCATCAGCCACCTTAATGGCAATGTTGCCAATGTTGGTAAGTTCGGCAATTTCGGTTTTAAGCGTACTAATGCGACCTTCTATTGTTTCGGCAGGCGTCTTGGGCTTATTCAATTCAATAGCAGCAGCTTCTCCTTCGGCTTTTTTGCCTTCCAACCCTTCCCGAATGGCTTTAATTTTTTCAAGTTGTTCTCTGTACTTTTGGATGTTAGTAGCGGATGTACCTTCAGCTTCAGCTTTTGTTACGGCTGCTTGCGCTGCCGCTAGTGCAGGTTCTAGTAGCTTGACACTTTCGTTGTATGCCTTGCGAATTGCAAGGATTTGTTTTGCAACTTCGGGATTAGTGCCGTTCTTGATAAGTTCGCCGTATTCACGTTCAAAGGCCACTTGGTTTTTGATTGATTCAACGGCATCATTAAGAGGTGCTTGAGATTGCTTTAGCAGTTCATTTATTCGCTGCTGCAACGTAAGACTTGACTGCTTATACTCCGCAGAACGCGCTTGCTGCAATACTGCAGTTTCTTCGGGACTCATGCTTTGCTTAAGCAGTTCGCTGTAGCGACGTTCAATCTCAAGGCGTTGAATGCTGAAGTTGGTAAACGCCTTGGTAAAATCATTTTCAGCACGCAACAATGTAAGACGATTTTGCTGTTCAAACTTAAGATCTTGCGCTGATTTGAGTTGTTGCTTTATCTGCTCAGCAATGCGCTTGGCGTCTTTCGCGGCGCTTCCCCTGCTATCATCGCCAGTGGCTCCGGGGATAGGCGGAAGGGCTCCACCTCCAGGGATGAATGGACTTAACGATGCGCCTATTGGATTGCCTTGGGCGTCAAAACTAACACCGCCTGCCGGGGTAAATTGCCCTGGCGCCGGTAAATTTCTGTCTTTTGTTAAATTTACCATCAAAGTCTTACCCACATCAACGCCAAGCGTCTTGGCAAGGCCCAAGACGGGGCTTGACTGGTTGACCATAAACGCAATAGTTTCTATCCAAGCATTTTTAAGCCATTGCATCATGTTGCCAAACCATGGCGCAATAGGCCCCAATGCCCCCACCAGTCCGTCATACAAAGCTGATGCACCACTAGTCATCGAACGAAATGTTTCGCTGGTAACAGTTGCCAAGTATTGCCACATTGCAGCGACCCTAGAGATTGACGCAGTGGCCTGAGATTGTAAGTCTCTCCAAAAATCTGCAAAGCGATCAGGAACCGTATCAAGGTATTCTCTCGATGGTTTGTGCATTGCATACAATGCTGCTGTGGCTGCTGCAATAGCTAATACTGCCAGTCCAGCGGGTCCAGTCATTGCCAACCACATACCCCTAGTGGCCAAGTTCAGTTGATACATTAGGAATGTTGATTGTTGCGTCGCCGGTATCAAACCAGCAACTAATGATGTCGTTGCTTTAGCAATTCCAGTTGTCGCAAGCGCCGAGAACGCACCATTCACCAATAAAACAGACACATATGTTTGAGCTAGAAATCCAGCCAATGGAGTGGCAAGTAATTTTGCTCCCAGCTCCAGCAATGGCACAAATGCTTTGCTTAAATCAATCACGCGATCTGCTACCGCCTTGGCATTGGTGGCAAGACCCTCAAAAGTTGGTTTTAGCTCCTGTAATTTAGCCGCCAGATCTGCACCTCCCTTGGTTACAGCTTGCTGTCCAGTGAAGAAAGCATTGAATCCGTCTGCCGCCACCCTCAAGCCATCTGTCATAGGAAGCACTACTTTATTAGCGAAACCAATTGCCATCGGCTCAAAAACTTCGTAAAGCCTTAGCGTGGCATTTTGCATGCGATTCATCAAGCCTTGAAATGTACGAGCAGCCCCCTCTGCGCCCGGACCAAACTCTTTATTCATGACTGTGCCAACATTGATGAGCAATTGCTTCATTGCATCGCCTTTGTATCTGCCATCCTCCATCGCTTTTGTAAATTTAACCATCGCCTCTGGCCCCGTAAATCCTGCGGCTTCCGCAAAAATAGCAACAGCGCCTGGCAGCACATCACCTAACTGACCCTTCAATTCTTCACTCATGATTTGCCCCTTGCTCGCCATCTGGGCAAAGGCATAGTTCACGCGATCAACTTTATCTGCGCTCATGCCAAAAGTGGCAGCCCCTTGTGAAATGCCAGTGAAGATATTGCGAATTTCGTCCCCCTTAAATCCAGCCGGAGCCATGGAAGCGTAGAGTTTGGTAAAGCCATCCCTTGCCGATTGAAGAGGGACGTTATATTTTTCTACAAGATCAAGGATGAATTTATTAGAAGTACGAAATTCCTCTCCGCTAGGGGTGATTTCTTTTAACGTATTGTTAAAGGTTTGCAGTTGGGCCACTGCCTCACTGACTTGTGCTGGGAAGCCAGTCAAGAATGCAAGAGCCTTGTAAGCAGTGCCAAACAGTAACACTTGCTTTGTGGCCTGTGCGAATTCGCCGCCAAGTTCGCTGATTACGCCAGCGCCAGGCAGTTTGATACCAGCCATGGCATTAGCAAAGCCGCCAAAACCGCTAGAGCCTCCTCGTCCACCACTCGGCGGAATGGGAGGCTGGCCACCTCCAGCGGCCATTGAAGGAGGAACCGATGGTGCCCGCATAAAAGGCGGCTGTCCCACATAAGCGCCTGTACTTACTGCATGCAATGGCATCTGGCTGCGAGGCGTTGTGCCCCCTGCTGCAGGTAGCATTAAAGGCCCTTGAGCGCGCCCTGGCAGCATTGCCTGCTTGCTAATCGCTTTTCCTAGGTCTGAAACATTAACTTGCTGAATGCTTTCTTGTGCAATTGCGCGGCTAGCAATATCCTCCAATCCCTTCGCGAAGTCTGCAACAGCTTTGTTAATCCTTCTTTGACTTGCTGCTTTTTGGCTAGAGTTAAAGCTGCTGGCAACATCAAAAGGGCCAGAAATATCACGCACCTGGGCTTCTTCAATGCGAAGAGCAGAAAGCCGTTGCTGTCTCATTTGTTGAACGGTTGGCCCTAGTTTGCCAGCTTCATTCATAGCGCTGGACTTGGGAGGCAAGCCTCTAAAGTCAAAGCCAAATGGCAATCCTCTATAGGCGGGAGGCAAAGCCTTGGCATTGCGACTTGGCCCAATGCCTCGATAAGCAGGAGGCAGCAAGCCTGCAGGCCCGGCGGACGGTCCAATGCCGCGATAAGCGGCGGGCAGCAAACCAGCTACGCTTCCTCCACCCAGAAGCCTGCTAGACGCGGCACTAAGAATGCTGGACGCAGCCTTGGTAAATGCAGCATCTAGTTTCAGCCCAAGTTCGTCCAGTAATTTTGCAAAATTGTCAGCACTGCCTGTAAGTTTGACAACACTTTTGGCCAGTGGAACTCCTGCAAATGCTGCCAGTGCAATGATTAAACTAAAACCGGAAAGCTTAGAAGTGTTTTGCTGAATTTGCCCCTTTAGCGCAGCAAGTGAAGTAATAGTTTTGCTGACCTCTGGATACAGAGCTTTCAGTGCGTCAAAAGATGTTGTCCCTCCGATTGCCGTGGCGGATTGTCCAATTCTTTTTTCCACGCCTCCAGCCATGAGCGGGACATTTGTCAGCCCAAGCCTTTTGCCTTGAATGGTTGCAGTGGATTTCCCAGTAGTGGCAATACTTTGTGCTACACCATCAAAGATAGATTTAATTTTTTGAGCGGATTGTACGGCGTCATTAAGCTGCTGCTTAATATCGTCGCCGCTTTTCCCCATTTGCATTGTCATGCCACGGGCGGTCTTGCCAAGCAATCCCTGCTCTGCCATGTACTTCATGTAATCAGGAGGCAACCCAGTTCCCGCGCCACCACCTTTTACGTTTGCGCTTACATTGACAGACACACCATCGAGCTTTTCTTTGACGGCATTTTTGAAAGCAGTTATGTCAGCCCTTGTAATAGCAGCAGTTATTGTTGCGGGAACCTTAATCTTGCCACCATTGGCCAGTATGGAAGCCCTGAGATCTGTACGAATTTTCCTTGCTTCTTTGACACTTAAGCTGCCAGTGCCAGTCACCTGAATGTTGACACTCTCCTCCCCTATACTTTTGAGGGTGTTTTGGAGTTTGATTATATCTGCATTGATCCCTGACACGTCGCTTGTAATCTTTAGCGTGTATTTTCTGCTTGATATATTTCTGCCAAGTTTTGTTATCTCTTTTTGAATGCCAAGCCGGTCAATATTAATGGGCAGTGAATAGCCAGTCGCCGTAGTGCCAAGTAGCGCCAGTTGCTGCCTAAAGAACGCAAGGTCAAGTCCTACCTGCAGCTTCAATTGAGCAGCGTCAGCCATCGTCTATACTCGCCTATTCTCTCCAGTTTAGCCGATTATTCCTGGCTACTACGCAATGATGCCATTTTCAATTCTTCGGCCAATGATGCAATCACTCGTCCATCCATCTTCTGCGTCTTCATCAACCGTTGCAACACCTTCATGCTTGCATCTGAAATTCCATTTTCAGTCTTGATCTTACGAGTGTCAAAGGGAAGAAAATCTTGCGGCGAAATCTTGGTCTTCTTGCCTGCCAGGCTACCTGCCACAAAACAGCCCAATTTTGCAATGGAAATGCTTTCAAGGTTGTACTTGGCAATATCATGCTTCTCCAGCCATGCCAATGCACCATTCACATCAGAAATTCGCTGGCCACCAAAATTCTTGGCAGACCAGCGCTCGTCTCTAAGGTCAGAAGCATTGAGCCGGAAGTAGATGTCGTCCCACTTCACCAAGGATTTTAGGAAGTCCCTGGATTGCTTTTCTAGCTGTTCGGCAATACTTCCTTCGTTTTCCGTGGAGCTTTTTTTGCCGAATTCGCTTCAGCCGCCTCCTGCTCTTGCTCAGAGGCAATGAATTCCATGGCCTTGGCAATCACGGGGCGCCCCATTGTCTTCGTATCTTCAATGGACCAATCGTCTACGGCTTGCCATTGGCCATCAATGAAGCCTTCACCACGACAACGAACAAAGGCCGTCACCATACGAGCATTGCTGATTTCAATGCTGCCGCCACTGTTGATCATGCCAAGCGTTTCTTCCGTGAAGTCGCTTAGCAGTTCCATTTCGCCAAGGTCAGTGCCGCCCTGCAGTAAAGCAAAGGCCTCGTCAAGCTCGATGCCTTTAGCAGTGGCAATACGCTTTGCCAGTTGCACGGCACGGATGGTAGCTTGGCTCTGGGCCTTGCTGATTTCCTCCTGCTCGATGGCTTCTGCAACCAGCCAGCCACCATGCTTCTTCAGGCGAAGATGCTCAGTCAGTGCAAAATATTCTGCTTCCTTGGACTGAAGAAGAAAACTATACTTGCTCATGGGACAGAATGGTAAGGGGAACGTTAAAGGCCTTCACTCGTTCGCTGCTAGAGCGAAATTCAAGGGGCACTTCAATGATGAAACGATGATGTTCGTTTGTAATTCTAGTGGTAGTTTCAGTGCAAGTCACAACACAGAGGATGCCCACTTCTAACACGGTGCCATTAGCTTGGCAGTTGATTGCATGCACCCTGCCGTCATCGCTTTTTAAGTAGTCGATTTGCATTAGAGGGCGGCCATGGATTTGCTCACTCGCAGCTTAAATGCCCTGCCTGGTGCTTTCCTAAAAAAAGATGACGCCACTGAGATGTCGTCGGTAAAAGGTCGTGCGGTCACGTTAGTACCTAGGCCTTCGTGAACATATATTGCATATTCCCTCCCAGACGCATTCGTTGCATCCCAATGCCAGTTAGCACTCACCTCGCTACCCGTCTTTTCAAAATTTAGACTTTTTATACCACTTTCGTGCAGGGCGCCGAGATCGTAAATATCTCGCGGGGTATCAACAACTTCACCATTCTTGCGCCTTGTTTCGTTGTCATAATCCCACAAGGACATTTCCTTGAATTGATCGTCCCAATGCGCCTTGTTAATATCTTCATTCGCCCAGGTCTCAAAGGCCTGGACTAAGGCATTTTCAATGGACTCTGGGTTGATAAGTTTAGATCGGAAGAGCGTC